TTGAAATGGACGATGAAGTACCTACCCTGCTTATGCAAGATATGGCACGATTGATATAAGGTGTTGTCTCTACGCGAAGCAACCCCTATACGCGTTAATGTTTCTCTGACTTTTAGGAAGTCATCTGGTTCTGATAGACTGATTTCCAACATCATATCAGAATTCCACTGAACGAGATTATTCTCTTCCACCTTTGGTAACCTTTTGTTTGATAGTTTTTATTTGTGATTCCGTTAAGAGCCCTATGACTTGCTTTGCCTTCTGTTCACTGTAACCAAAATATTCCTTGATACATTCCATGTCAGCCCTTTCATCAGGTTTATCCCATTTAGAGAATCGTTTCTTTTTCCTTACAATATTTATAAGAAAGTCGTACTGCATCTTACCATCTAAGTGATGTAATCTATTCATTTCGTTGGACAAAAAAACCGTGTCCGGAAAGTATGACAGAGATCTATTAACTAGGAAACCATTGTATTTTTTTACGCACTCCGGATCTTTATCTACCAAGTTAATTTTAGAGGTGTTGATACTATTTAGGAAGTCAAATGGACTCACGCTTTAATCTCCACGTTCGCCATAACTTCGGTCATACATGCGACTAGATTCAGTTCGTGGTCAGCAACAAACGCATTCTTGTACTGGTAATCCGCGAGGATAAGAACCAACTGGGGAATACTGTTTGGTGCGACGTGGTCATACATTTTATCATAAATGCTACGGAAGATTGACGCCGGATCAACGTCTATATTATTGACTACCCACGTCCTCATCTTCTTGAAGTTCTTGTCACGAATCGCACTGAATAGCTGGGTGTAAGTATCTGAGATATCCGCACTCACGCTATTAGGGACATTGAGCGTTCCAGAGATTGATCCTCTCTGACACTCATTCAGTACGCGTCTCCAATCTGGTGCATGTTTCATGATGACGTTTGCCACCACGTTGTTATCGTACTCCACACCCTCCTCTTGCAAGATTCCTTGGAGACGCTGCATGAACCCACCACATAGCGAGGTCATAGTTTTCTTGTTGAAATTGAAGGCGTACTTTGAACACCTTGAGTGTAACGGTTCAATAATCTTGTTCTCAAAGTTACACGTCATAATGAAACGACAATTCTTCGAGAACTCTTCGATGAACCCACGGAGAGCAGGTTGCGTCGATTGGGGGTTTAGATAATCTGCCTCATCTAGGATGACAACCTTGTAACCACCGGACAAAGACACGGACGATGCGAACTGTTTGATCTTACCTCGCAGTGTGTCGATGTTGCCTTCTTCCGACCCATTGATGACGATATAGTCTAGGTCTAGTTCCTCACATATCGCACGTGCGACTGTGGTCTTACCAGTACCGGCCGTGCCGGTGAACATCATGTTGAGGATTTCACCACCATCCACAATGTTCTGAAATGTTTGTTTTAAATCTTCCGGAAGAATTGTTTCGGAAACTTTCTTCGGACGATACTTTTCAACCCATAAAAACTCATTGCTCATTACAACTCCATAATATAAATTAACTTTCAATAGGGGGATATTATACTACAAAATCCCCCCTCATGTAAACCATCTGTAGACAATTATTTATAATAAATAACGCCCCATTGATCACTATTCAGCGTATCTATGGTTCACTTTGGCGTGACGCATTTCATCTTGTCGAACATATTTTATCATATCAGACAATCTTGCATCGGATAGTAGTCCGTAGTACTCAATCGCAATCTGTGGCGCAGGGACGTTCTCAATCTCACCTGACTCAATAAGTTCCAGATAAGTGGTATAACTACGTACTGCCTCATCTTCGAAGTATCCTGTCATACGATGCGCTGTCTTGGGAAACAACATGTATAGCACCAGATAGTAATGCCAGAAGATAAATTGTGCGATGATGATTATTATACGTTCTAGTATAGATGGATGGACCACTTCCATAAAGAACATTAGATGTTTTCTTTCGTTGGTTGCTTCGTCTAGAAGCTCTTGTATCTTATGGCCGTTGCCGCGTTCCAATCGACGAAGGCTCACTAGGTGGGTAAGCATTCCTCCGACCATGCCGGGGACCCCTGCAACTGTTTCTAAAACAAGTGCACGATGACCGTACCGTTGACCGAAGAATGTGTCCGCAAAAAAGCGAAAGAATGCAGTTTGAGATCTGGCTAAAGTGTCAGATATTTTAGTAGTAAATTTCACAGTGCTCTCCAAGAATGGAGCTCGGAACAGGAGTCGAACCTGCGACCTGCTGATTACAAGTCAGCTGCTCTACCAACTGAGCTATCCGAGCATTCGTTTCTTACGTTTTTCTGTAAGTGTACGTACTATGTATATCCGCGTGAAGGCCACGACTGAAATACCTGCTGTAAGTGTTGTGGATAAAACTATAGGATCTGTATTTCCCCACTGGACAATCACCAACCAAGTGAAGAAAATATTTAGTGGGTAGTTTATTAAAGTTCCTAAAGAAACGTGTATAAGGGTTTCTCTCGCAACTTCTCTATCGTACCATTTCATAAGGGTCGGCCTTTTGAATCAAATAATTCATTATATAGTGTTTAATCAGTTCGAATCGCATCTCAGGGTAAAGACATAATGATTCAAAAGACCGAAAAGGGGGATTTACTTTTTCTTAGATTTAGAAGTCTCTGCGGCAGCTGCTACTTCTTCTTCAGCAAATGCTTTTGCTACCTTCTCATAAAGAGCCACAACCTGAATTGCTTGGTCGCGTAGCTGTCCAATAGTAGTAAGTTCTTCACCTTTGAAACCACCACGAGTCACAACGGTATCTACAACCGCGACACAGGAACGTGATACGCGGTTAGAAAGGTCGTTTAAGTTTTTTTGATCTTCAGTCATGTTATGCTCCGTAAGTAGATGACTTTTCAAGCGCAATAAAGTATTGCGTGCTAGAATTAATGGATCTGAAGTGTGAGATCAATTTAGTTGAAATAGAAACCTCATAATCTTCACCCAACAACTTCATGTTATTCACACCCATGATGAAGTTGAAATCAGCACCTTCAGGGAATTGACCTTCAACTAACACAGAGAATGAGTTAGACGTAGAATCTTCTGTATCCACAACCGTAACTTCAATAGAGTTTCCGGATGGACGAATCGAGATATTTTCATAACCGAGCGCAGATGATGCACGTTTGATCTTACTTAGGGTTTCATTAGTGAGTAAGAATTTGACTTCACACTCAGGCATGACGATATCTTTCTTAGGTGCAGAGAGCATCTCAGGGTCGGAGTAGAAGTATTTCACCGATGATAAACCACTGCCGTCAGATACGGTACAGAAGCTTTCACCAAAAGTAATTGATGGGCGATCTACCAATGTCAATACTGACAAGAACTCAGAGAGGTCATAAATACCGAACGTATTCGGGAAGCTCTCATCGATCTCAGCACGGGAGACAATGTTTTTTGCAATAGACATAGTCTTGAGAACGTTGCCGCCATTGACTACGATGTTTGGGTTAATAGTCGAAAAGTTTCTCAAGATCTCGACCGTTCGGTTAGATAGTTCCATTGATTGATTCCTCAGTTAATATGTTACACATTATATAATATTTTGACGCGTCTGTCAAGTACTTTCTCGCATTCTGCTGAAATTCTTGTCCTTGACAAACGACAACTTGCGTTCGAAGTGAGCATCTTCCAGTTCAGTCTTGTGAGAAATAACAAAGACATTAGTGTCTTCTTTCAACGTGTCAATAATCTTCATAAGGTTATCAACACCTTCACCGTCCAACGAAGAGTCGAACGTTTCATCTAGTATCAACAGATTAGTAGATACCGAATTTTTCATCTTGGCTATTTGTCGCCAAGTAAATAGTAGAGACAAATCTATACGTTGTTTCTCACCTTCGGAGAAAGAATCGTACGAGAACGTGTCGCGGTAACGTGACCGGATGGTCTCACTAAAACTATCGTCCAACTCAAAGTGGACAAAGAAATCTAGAATCTGTAAGTACTTGTTGGTCAACTCATTGATGACCGGCACGTACTGTCGAATGATTTTAGTCTTGATTCCAGTGTCTCGTAGTAACTCACTTGCAATGCGGTTATACGATGATTTCTCATTCAGAACAAACTTATCATCTGTCAGTCCGTGTAATTCGGAATCCAGCATTGTTAGATCTGTATTTGCCTGGCCCATATCACCGTCGCTGTTAGTCATATCTTGCAAGTCTTGTTGTATCTTACCGATAGATCGTTGCAGACGACTAATAGTCTGATTGTTATTGTTTAAAGTATTCTGATCTGCAAGACAGCTAGACATCTGTTCCTCTAGGGTCGTTATCTCTGTCTGGTACTGTTTCTGTTGTTCCTCTGCCTTATCCATTGCAGACTTTAGTTCTTTCGCCTTAGAGGTCGCAGCATCCTTCTTATTCTTTCGCAAGTCTTCTGCAATGTCTTGGTCGCACGTAGGACATACCTCATTATCATCAAAGAACTTTGCCTCTTTAACCACAGACTTTACCTGTGACTTAAACTGTGCATAATACTCATCCAACTTACTCTTATTGGCACGAATACTGCATAAGTTATCTGTAATGGTAGGCATCAAATTATTGACAGTCTCAGATAAAGTAACATTCAGTTCATTGAGTTCCGCGATCTCTGACTGGAGCTCTGCGATATCTCCCTCTTTATCTTTACGATGCTGAGTGTTGATTGCAGTTAAATCACGGATGTACTTCTTCTGTGAATTTATCTTAGTTTTGATCATCTCAATAGAATGGTTGTTGCCCTCGAGCTCGCTTTTGAGGAGAGAGATTTTCTCCTTGAGTATCACATTCATTTTGGAAAATATGTTAATATCAAGAAGGTCTTCTATCACGTCACGCCGAGAGGTTGAGTTGAGTTGCATGAACGGGACAAAAGACGACGAGCCGAGAACAACAATTTGGTGAAAACTCTTGTGAGACATCTGTAGGACGTTCTTCTCAAGAATCTCTTGATATTCTCTTGCGTGTGAACTCTGGTCGATCATAGTACCATCTTTCCAGATTTCAAACTTGGCGGGTTTGATTCCCCGCACTACACGGTACTGTATACCATTTACAACAAAGGTTACTTCAGTAACACATCCTTTGTTATTGATCGTGTTAACTAATTGGTTCTTGGTGATCTTACGGTGAGCCTTACCAAACAATGCAAACGACAACGCGTCAAGCATTGTAGACTTCCCTGCACCGTTTTCACCAACAATAAGATTGGTAGAGCTGTCTAGGAAGTTTATATCATTATAATAATCACCCGTCGAAAGAAAGTTCTTCCAACGTAGGGTTTCAAATTTAATCATGCAATTTCTACCGCCTGTGCTTCAATCATTAGTTCAGATACTACGTCGGTGATTCTTTCCTTATCTAAATCAGTCTCGACCTCTTGTATGTAATTATAGATTAAAGTTTCCGTGTCGTCAACCCTTAAATCCTCATCTGAGACATTTTCACCACGAAATTCTTTAAAATCTTCGGCAATCTTGAGCTCATGAATCTTCTGTCGCTGGATTCTCTCGACATATCTTTCAAACTTCTGCATATCTGAACGATTAGACACAATCAATTTGACAAACTTACCATCTAGATATGAGAGGTCCTCGAAGAAATTAATGGTGTTCTCATCATAATAAATCTTATGAAACAGTGTGACCGTGTTCTGAATAGGCATCATCTCACGAGTCTCTGTATCAAAGACATGGAAGAACTTTCTATCATGTGCATCGTTCCAGAAGAATTCCATCTGTGCGCCAAGATAATGGATGTTACCTTTACTTGACTTAGTGTGGAAGTGTCCAGACAGCACGGTCTCGAACCGCTGTAGAGGTTTAGGGTCCATACCCTCTTTACATACTAAACCCTTGTCCATTTCAAACCCTGCGAGTTC